TTAGATAGTAAGAAAGGCAATTCATCTAGTATTGCTGCATGGCAGAACCGACAAGAGATAGTAGAACCTAAAAATCTTAGAAATGTTTTGAATCCTGCAGAATCTATCTATCGTGCTGCTGGATGGATGGGATTCTCTGCTGGTGGTGTGATGGACAAATATAAGAACGGTGAAGTTCCTCGTTCTGAAATGAAAAAAGTTAAAGGATATGCAGGTTGGGGAAAGGCAGGTTCTGGTATCTTACATAAGAGTGTTGCGGACAAGTTCCAATCTATGTTGGATGCTGCTAAGAAGGATGGTAATCCTATAGGTATCAATGATACTTACAGAACGTATGCTGATCAGGTGTACATGAAGAAAACCAAGGGTTATCTTGCTGCTACTCCTGGCACATCTAACCATGGATATGGTCTTGCTGCTGACCTTAATTACTTTGACAAAGGATATAAGTGGTTGTGGGCAAATGCTGGTAAGTTTGGATTCAAACCTTTGAAAGGTTGGGGTTTAAGTCCGAATACTCCTAATAAAGCAGAAGCATGGCACTGGGAGAACTTAACAGGTGCTGGTACTGCTAACGCAAATGTAAAAACTGATCCTGCAGGAGATGGTGACGTTTCAAATCAATCTGTAAATACTGAAGAAGGTGGTAATGTTCAACCTCAACCAGAGCTAACACCTGAGCAAATGCTAGAGAAATCTCTAGGAATGTTGACTCGTGGCATCATGGATGTCAGAAAGCAAATGTATGGTGATGAGTCCATCACTAGAGACAACACTGGCGAAGAAGGAACTAATAAAAGTCTTATCTCACCTAGTAATGAAAATACTGGTGGAGTTAATGAAGCATCTACATCTAACGCATTGAATGAATCAATGAAAAACGTTGATAATAAAGGCAAATCTATAGTTCCCATCACACTTCCAGTAAGTAATACACAACTAATAAATACAGGTAGCGACCCAGTAGTTGTCTTCAAAGGGAAGGGCAACATGTATCCAACTGATAAGTAATGCAGAAATCAGGAAAGACATCTAAGATAGACTTCTATAAGTTTATATCGCCGAAGGGAATCAAAGCAGGCGATGACTCTGAAGGGACTGCTGCAGCTAATGTTATCGCAGTAAAAACTGTAAAGGCAAACAATCAGATTGGTAAAACTCTGAATGGTATTGGCGCAGTTTTACAGGATATTCATAAAAAAATGGCAGTAAATGCCATGATGGAGGCGGATTATCATAAGGAATTAAAAAAATCAATTGCAGATGATTCTAAACCTAAAAATACTAAACCAGTAGCAGAGAAAAGGAGTGGTATTACAGACTTTCTTGCTCCTGTAGTTGGTAGTTTCTTTGAAGGTCTTGCCAATCTTGCTGGTTGGTTTTTGAAGACCTTTGTTGCTAGAGCAGTTCTTGAATGGTTAAGTAATCCAGAAAATTTTGAGAAACTGACTAATATTGTTGAAGGTATAAAAGCAGTAGGAATGTTTATATACAACTTCTTCAAAGGAACTATAGGTGGTATCTTAGATGGCATCGCTAAGATGTGGGATCCAGAAGCATCATGGTGGGAGAAGTTATTAGGATTTGGACAGTTCTTCATCTCGTTAGGAACGTTATTGCTTGGACTTAGATGGCTCAAGAATCCTCTTAAACTAGTAAAAGATTTTGTTTGGGTACTTACAACTCTTTATAACAACTTACTTCGTGGTAAGAAACGAATGAAAGCGCGAGGGCGCTTTGGATTAGTCAAAGGATTAGTGGCGACTACAGTTATTGTTGGTGGTGCTGGTTTGATAATCAACGCTACTAATAATGCTAGTGAAGAGGATATGAATCCTGTTGACGGTGGTAAAAACACAGTTCCTGTTGGTGATTCGGGATCTAAGAAGTATGCCATCATGACTTATGGTACTGATCAACATAAAGATCCCGACAAAGCAGCGGAGTATGTATCTGATCAGTTGACTAAAGCAAAGGAAATGGGATACAATACTGTATTCATTCCACCTTCTAGTCAAGGAGATAAGTTTGCGGAAGTAAATGAAGCAACAACTAACGCGGCACAAGCAGCGGGTGCTATCATTGAAAATGCATCGTTTGATCCTGATAAGGAATATGCAAAGATGATGCCATCATCTATGAAGGCAATTCAGTCAAAATATAATGGTGCTGCTGTATTTGGAGATAAGTTTGCTCGTCTTGCAGATAAACCTAACCGTGTTGGAGGAGCGAATACTTTACCTAAACTAGAAGAAAAGGCAGCGGGTGGATGGATTACAGGTCCTCAATCTGGTTATCCAGTATCACTAGACGGTGGTAGATCCGTATCATTTATCGGTCATGGAACTGAGTATGTTGCACAGAGATCTGGTGGTGGATTTGTAGTTCCATTTGATACTCCTGCAACTAGAAAGAATCCTGGTCTAACAGGTCAAAGAATTGGAGAAGCATCCCGTAGTGGTTTCAAACTAGGTGGTATGTTACCTGGTTTTGACATGGGTGGAGCATTGGCAAAGATGTTACCACGTTTTTCTGCTGGTGGAAAGATTACTGCTATTCAGCAGAAAGCATTAGATGTTCTTGCTAAGTATGAATCTGGTGCTGCTGGTTATAACGCAGTCAATCAAATTGGTACTAATGCTGGCCGAGGAGTTAAAGGATTCTCTGGTAACTTTACAAAAATGAAACAGCATGGTGGTAAAGCACTCACCAGTCTTACCATCGGTGACATTAAAAAATTACAATATGATGACAAATCAATGTCTGACAATCAGTGGATTAATGCTGGTAAGTTACATGCTGTAGGTAGATATCAGTTTATTGGTAATACATTACCTGGCGTTGCTAAGCGAGCAGGTCTTAAAGATTCTGATCTATTCAGTGAAAAGAATCAGGATATAATGGCAATTCAATTAATGAAGGAACGTGGTATTTCACCATGGGTAGGTCCGAGTGATAAAGCAACTAAAGAAGAAAGAGCAATTGTTGCTGCAGTTCAACAGAATCGTTCTGGTGCGGGTCTTCTTGATTATGATCTGGGAACTACTACTGCTGCAGAAGGCACTAACGCCAGTGAGGGTGCAGCCGATACAACTGCTGAACTAACTCCTGAGCAGAAATTAAATTTCGCCTTAGAAAAATTAGTAGGTGGTATCAAAGATGTTCGTGGTGTTATGCATGGTAGTGAAGTTGCTGCAGCAACGGAAGATAATTTAGATGCTAAAGATCAAGCAGAAAAGAATGAAGTTTCTAAAACAGAAGAACAGATGGCCGCGGCGACTGCAATAGCAACATCAGTAAGTAAGGCAACTGCAGGAAAGGCAGTAGAAACTGCAGCGGGTGCAGGTGGCGGACAAAAAACAATAGTAGTACCAACTGAAGAAAAAGAAGGACTATTATCATTCATGCCTGGTTTCGGATTATTCGGAGGTTCTTCATAATGGCAGTTGCACAGAAGTCTGGTCAAGCGTCCTTAAAAGCGTTTATCCTTGATGCTAATGGTCAAATAAGAAAGGGTAAGGATGGTTCTAGTAACTTTGTAGAACTTGTCTCTAGTCTTAAGATTACTGAAAGTATCAGTAGTCCTACAATTCATGCTGAGATGAGTATCTTTGATGCTACTGACTTTATCAATACTTTAATTGGTAATGAGTTTTGGCGTCTTGACGTAGAGAGTCAAGGGAAACAAATTAGTTACATCTTTCAGTGCTATGAAATTACTGCTAGAGTTAAGTCTGAAAAGAAAGAAGCCTATGTCTTAAAACTTGTGTCGCCAGCATTTGTTAATAATGAGATTACTAATGTATTCGGTGCATTTCAACCACAAGATGCAGCAACACATGTTAAGAAAATACTAGAAGACGTTACTAATTTGAATAGTAAGAATGGTAAAAAATTCTTCGCAGAACCAGCAAATAAACTTAGATTTACTTCTCCTAACTGGAGACCATTTGACGCTATCAACTTTATTGCATCCAAGGCAACAAGAACTGGTACAACCTCTGATAATCCACAGGGTGCATATGTTTTCTTTGAAACTTCAATGGGATATCATTTCAAGACTCTTGACAAATTAGTAGAGGATGCAAGAGATCAAGAAAATAAATTTGTATATGTCTATGGTCAGAAGTCAACTGACGATAACCCTGTCAGAAACAATTTCTTAATTACCTCATTATCATTCCCTAACTCATTCAATTCAATCAAGAATTTAAGACAAGGAACTTGGTCTGGATATGTCATTGGTTTAGATCCCAGTACATTCGGTGAGTCGGTTCTCCCTACCAAAAATAAGAAAGTAACCGCACAAACAGCATATTACACGATTGAAAACACTTTCAAACGTATGTCTAAGTTAGAAAAGGGCGGTAAACTACCCATTGATTTGAAAGATCCAGAGATCAAGAAACTTATTAACAATCCTAAAAGAGTTCATTATAGAGCATTACCCACTCACTTGTGGGATTCTGAGGGTGAATCAAAAACTAAAGGTAGAAACTTAAATAATTACCTAGACACAGCATCATACAACTTCCTGAGGAAAAAATCATTAGAAGCAATTCAGTTACAAATTACCGTACCTGGTAATATATCAATCAATGCTGGTGACGGTATTAAGGTAGAAATTCCTCGTATGCAAGTCAAGAGAAAGAAAGCAGAACTTGACAAAGTTTACTCTGGGACTTATCTTGTAGGAGGTATTGAACACTATTACAGAGTGTCAGAAATGAAGACCACCCTGCATCTATTGAAAGACTCAATTAAAGTTGCGCCTAAATAGTATCAGGATTTAACAAAAAGAAACATGGAATCCGTAGAACAGCACATAGCAAGGGACGAAGAAATTCTTCAAGATCCCCAAACAAATCCACAAATGCGTCGCCACATTGAGAGCGAACTGCATGATTTGAAAGACTATGTAGAACACAACAAAAAAGAAATTGAAGCAGGAGATCATCACGATCCAACTTACCTTGAATTGTATTGTGATCAATTCCCATCTGAACCAGAATGTCTAGTATACGACGATTGACAAACTGATCAGACAGTGCTATAATTAGAATGCGAAAACAAACGAGTTCCCAACTACTCTGACTTAGAAGCAGAGACATGACGTTGAGGTAATGCAACAGACCCTCAGTTTTGTTTTCGCTCACCTCTTACACTCCGACCAATGCGACTCAAAAACCACGAATCCCCGAGGAAGATGGGTCGTAATTCACGATCTAAACTTGCTTCGGCACGTCTTAGACAAATAAAAAAGCGCACTAAGATGCAATTGAAGCGTCTTGGTGCGTAACTATTCGGGAGATTAGCTCAGCGGTAGAGCTATTCGTTTACACCGAATCGGTCATTGGTTCAAGTCCAATATCTCCCATTATATAATAATATATCATGCAAATTTTTCCAGCATTTTCCTACCCTATTCTAATTGACGACTTTGAGATTGCAGATACTTTAATTAAGAATCTTGAAGAGTCGTGGGATGATGTTAAAAGAGAGAACGATATTTTCATTCATGACGGTAAAGTAAAAGATTGTGATGGATTCTACAATTGGGTAGAGGAGAGAGCAGGTTTCTTGTTAAAAGAGATCATGGGATATAGTAATACTATCTCTATGACTCATACTGAAGTACAAGTATCACATATGGGTAGTCAGATTCCTGCACATACGCATAAAGGAACTTACCTTACTGGATACTACATGGTAAAATATAATGAACAGGACGGTCATACACCTCTAGTGTTTGAAAATCCTTTCAAGAATACTATGGTGCCTTGTATTGAACTTGATGAAGAGAAACCTACAATGTGGAATACTGCTAACTTCATTGCACCCGTAAAAGAAGGACAGTTGATTATTTTCCCGTCTAACCTTGTACATTTCTTCCCTAAAATGGAAGCGAATGATCGTACGATTGTCTCTTTTGATTTCGTCGCTAAATAATTAACACCCCATTAAATAAGAATGGCAGCATACGTTGACAATATTGTAGGTGAAGCATCAACCGACTTTTTAGGTAAGGATGGATTCATCTGGTGGGTTGGAGAGGTTGAAGATACTAAAGACCCCCAATTCATTGGTAGAGTAAAATGTAGAGTTCTTGGATTCTATACTGGTCCTGAAGCAGGATTTAGGAAGGATCTGAAAACTGAGGATCTGCCGTGGGCAACTGTATTGCAACCTACTGATCAGGCAGGTATTGAAGGTGTTGGTAAATCATCACACCAACTGAGACCTGGCGCTATTGTCATGGGATTCTTCCTTGATGGTGAAGAAGCACAGTTCCCTATTGTCATGGGTGTGCTTAGGATTAGTACAAATCCAAATACAAAATTAAATGGCAAGAACAGTACGTTCTTGTTTACAGATGCTCCTAACAGGGAGGACATCAATCCTATCAATAAAGAAATTGGTGCAAATAGTACAGATATTGATAAGACGCAGACTGATGGTATCAACAATACAGTAAAAACACCTGGTGAACCTGCTACTCCTACGTCATCAAAGTCACCTTCAAACGCTGCACAACAGGCACCCGCAACATATAATAACACTGCAAAACCATCGGTCAGGTCATCTGGTATCCCTGCAGCGTCTGGTGTTGGTGGTCCTTGGAAGACATTAGATATTAAACTGACTCAATTAGTAGAAGACTTAGTAACTACTGCTTCATCAGTTATTAAGAATGAAGAAGGAGAGTTTGTTGACGTATTTGAGAATAAAATTGTACGCATGGAGGAACTGACTGATAAGATTCAGGGATTCTTGTCTGCAGTATTTTCTCAGGTAGTATCTGCATTCAAAGAACAGTTAACTATCATTGCTGGTCAGGCAATGGATGCTGCAGGATTAATCTCTAGATTTACTGGTATCCCATTTGTTGTACTGCAATTTGTGCAAACAATCATTCAAATTATTCTGAGTCAGATTTGTAGTCTTGATGGTTTTGTCGCTCAGATGTTAAGTGACCCTATGGGGGTCGTTACTGGACTTGTAGAAGATATTGTAGATGGTGCATTGAGTAAAGCAGAAGCTGCACTTGCTGGTGTACAAGATCTTATT